TTTTCAACATCAATCAATGCTTTTTCTAATTGCTTATTAAGAAATTGTATATTAACTTTGTTAGTCATGTTTTGTTCTTGAGTTATCTCAAGTTTTTCTGTCGACTTATATAGATCTTCAATTAACATAAACTGTTCTTGATCAGTGGGCAGTTGCTCACTTTTCTTTAATAAATCAGCTTGAAACAGTTCTCTTGATGTCTCTAAGCTAGTTAGTCTAGCTGTAATCTCTGTGTAGGCAAACACTCCCGAAACTGCAGCTGCTATTATCATCAACATGTTCTTGACCGGCATACTTACTGATGTATTTTCTGATATCTTCATATTGGTGCCACAATCATTGTTAATACAATAAAAGCTATAATTAATGCACCAGTAAAATAATAGTTCATATACCCAAACTCCATATTAATTATTGTCTCCTGATAATGTACTACGCATAATTAAAAAATTTTTAAAATCTTGTTCCATTTGTTTTATCTTTTGTTCCATTCTTTTAAGTTTATCATTTGTAACAATTGTGTTACCTTTATTGGTTTCTATATTTAATAATAAATGGCTCTGGTTTTCTTGTATCCTAGCTATGTATCCAATTTGATTTTTTAAATCTTTCTCGTTGATTATTGTAATTGCAGCTTGGTTTTTATTAATAGTCTCTGTAAGACTGACAATATATTTAACGCCTGTAAATGTTCCAACTAAAATTGAAGCTATCACTGGAACTAATACAAAGTTCTTTTTTAAAAGTTCCGCTATTGACATGATAAACACTCCTCGTATTCAATTTCTTTTACTTCATGTTGGCATTTTTTACATTCACACAAATCCATTAATGGTGTGTAATGTTCTGAATCTATTTTATCTTCACTACAATGACACCCGTGGCCACAAGTTTTACACTTAACCATCATGTTATTTAAACCGATTAATTATTTTTTGCCACCAAGATATTTTAATCTCGATTTCTTTTTTTAAAATTAAAGGGTTTAAACCTTGTAGGCAGTTTTCAACTGTACATTCTTTTAAGTTACGGAGTGCAATTTTGCACATTTTACATACATTTAAACTCATGTAATTAAAATATTATTGCGCCAAGTATAAAAGATACTCCAGCTATTATAATTTGAGTTCTATTATGTAATTGCCATACCATGAACTTATTTTTGTATTCTTCAAACATTTTATCTCCATTATTTGATCTCTCCCCAGTTAGGTCCAGATTCATAATCTACTTTGTTTGGAACTTCTAAATCTACAGCTTGTTCCATTATTTGTTTTATTTTAGCAGCTTGTGACTCTGATTCAATAGAAAAATCAAGTTCATCGTGTATTTGTATATGAGACAATAAACCCTCTTTATACAGGTCAACCATTGCTTTTTTAGTCATATCTGCAGCACTACCTTGAATTAATTTATTTAAAGCTTTGTAAGTAAAGGCTCTTCTTGTTGAATTATTATGCCAATAATTTTTTTTAGGTTTACCGTCTTTGTCTTTAATAACATTACCTTCAAAATCTTTTAACACTGGTCCCATTTCTTTTAACTCCAACATTCTTTCATGATCTTCAGCTGGTACAAATGTTCCCCAATCTGCTCCTCTTAACACAGGTTCATATTTTGGAAAACGACATTTTCTATTTAAAAGAGTTCTAATTTGTGCTCTGTCTTGAGCTGCTGACATTACCTTGTTCATAAGTTGTTTAACGAAAGGTGCTTTACCATGGTACTGTGTAAATAATTCTTCAGACTTTTCTTTACTAACACCTAATTGTTCCATCAATTTAGTTTTACCCATTCCATAGAACAAACCTAAATTAATTGTTTTAGCTTGACTTCTTGGAATAGAAGCCATCTCTGCAACAATTTTGTGAAAGTCTGTTGAAGGATCATTCTCATATGAATCTGCAATTGAATTTACTGAAGGTAAAGAAAATTTTAATGCATAGTGTGCAACTAATCTTGGTTCCTGTTGCGAGTAGTCAAACGTACCCCACTTACAACCTTCCTCAGGTATAAATAAACTTCTTATCAATGGCCCTGTTTCCGGATCCCTGGCGGGTATTTGCTGTAGGTTAGGGTTAGAATAACTAAATCTTCCAGTAACCGTTCCACCTTGATCAGAACGTATTTGATTTATATCTGCATGTATTCTGCCCTTATGTTCATGTTTAATAATGGAGTCAATAAATGTAGTTCTAACCTTGTTTATTTTTCTAGCTTCTGCTATCATGTTAACTACAGGATTTTTATGTTCACTCAAGAAACCTTTAGTAAAAGATGGTTCACCCGTAAGTGTTTTAGAATATGTTAAATTTAATTTATCAAAAAGTGGAGCAATACTTCTTGCTGCCATTAACTGAATGTCTACTCCTGTTTCTATTTTTATTTGTTGCAATAAGTTTTCTTCTTTTATTGCCAATGCTGTTTTCAATTGATTGGCTTTCTCGACATCTACCCGAACCCCTAGGAAGCGCATATCAACCAAACAAGGAAAGAGATCAGTCTCAAGATTAAATATATCTTGAAGGTCATCTTCAATAATTACTTTTTTTAATTTCTGCCAAAGTTTAAAAGTTAGGTCAGCATCTTTTTCACCGTAGGCCCCGACTTCCATTGCAGGCATTCTCCACATTTCAGCTTTAGGATCTAATCCTCTTTCTTTAGCCGCTTCATTTAATTTTGTTTCATTCTTACCTTCACTTAAATGATGCCAAGATAAAGTATTAAGTGTAAATGAAAATCTATTCTCATCAATTAATGATGCTGCAATCATGGTATCTACTATTAAACCATTGATTTTTATACCTAAATTTCTAATCCAAGAGACATCATACATTGCATTATGAAATATTTTTGTGGCAGGTGACTCACAAATATCTTTAAACCATTCTAAAGTTTTCTTACGATCTAAATTAGGACCAATCTCATGTGCTATTGGAAAGTATCCTTTGTATCCATCTACAGCCACAGCAATACCTACAACTTCACCGTTACCTATAATGGCCCCTGAACCCTTACTCTTTAGATCTGGATCTCTTGTTTCTAAGTCAATAGCAATCTCGTCTGCTCCTCGAAGATCAGGATACTCATTAGGCATTACCCATTCTGTTTGAACTGTAATCATTTTTTCTTTAAGTCTTTCATTGTTTTAATTTGTAATTCACAATAATGAATTATTTTCTCAAGGTCTTGTATTCCCGCTTTGTCTTTATAGCGACACACATACTTTATAACATTCCCTTGAAAAAAAGAAAGGTCGTTTTTAGAGATAAATTCATAAGGTTGGATATGAAATTTCTTATAATGTGATCCTCCAATTTGTTTATCTTGTGGAAAAGAATCATTAAACATATCTTTATGTGTCATTTTAATACCTCCATTATGTTAATTACGAAAAATGTTAATGTTATTGTTATTAATATGTCGGATGTCATTATCCTCATAGTTGATACCCCTTTCTACTTTTATTTAATTTTAGTTTATATAAATTGTTACGTGCTCTTGTAGTTCCCACATACCAAACTCTATGCTCCTCATCTTCTTTGTCTTGACTTTGTTTAATAGCTTTAATTATTTTATCGCCCATATCTAAACATAGAATTACATTATCTTGTTCTCCACCCTTGATGGCATGAATAGTGGATAACCATATTCTTGCAGGTTTTTCTAATTCTTCTTTATTCTCTAATAAATGTAATAGGTATTCTTTGTCATCATCTTCGGCTAATTTAAAAGCTTGAAACCAGTTCTGCTCTGGTTTCCATTCATATTCTCCAGTAAAATCTTTTATATCTTTTATTTCTTCTTCCGCTAATTCTTTGCCTTTACACCATGCATTGTAATTATTCATAGCATTGTACATTCTAATTTTTATACTTTTACCTCTATTACTTTCAAAATATAAACCTTTAGCAATAAGCATGTCTTGTATTTTTAAAAGTTTTGATACTGTTCTAGTTAATATAAACCATTTATCTTTAGTTAAATCTATCTCATCTAAATTATAAATCTCTTCACATTTACCTTTTTCATCTCTTGGGTAGTATTTCTTTAATTTTCTTAAACCAATAATATTGTTTATAGGTATAGTCGATTGTGCTTGTACTGCTCTAGATATTCTTTTAGACTTATTTAAAATTTTCTCTTTAGCAGGTTCTTGTATAAATCTTTTTACATCTGCTCCGGCCCATGCAAAAATAGCTTGGTCATCATCACCCGCTAAGTATATATCTTTAGTTTTTGCTTTTAAAATGTCATATAGTCTCCATTGTAAGGGAGATAAATCTTGAGCTTCATCTATAAATACTACATCAAATTCTGGAATTTTATCTGATTTATCGACTAACATTTTAATCATATCATTAAAATCAAAAAGATTTTTCTTATCTTTATATTCAATTAAATTATCATGTATGTGTTTTAAGGTTTTCCAATTAACATTTTTTGGATCATGTTCTTCTAAATCAAACTCTTCTCTTATACTTACACATTTATTAACTGCTTTATGAATTATTTGAAAATATGGATTTTCAAAACCCAAATAGAAAGACTCATCTTTATTGTAACGATCATAATATTTTACCTGTAAATTTACTTTTTTACCAAAGTCTTCATAATGATAAGGTTGCATTACATTATCTTGATTTATATTTTCCAAACAATCAAAACCTAAAGAGTGTAATGTTCTAAAATAATTTAATTTTCTCGGTGAGATAGGACTCATTCTTTCTTTAGCTTCACCTGAAGCTTTCTTAGTAAATGCAAAGTAACCTATTTTGTGAAGTGGTGTACCTTTTCTAATATAAGCTTTAGCCCTAGATATTAAACGATATGTCTTACCTGTACCAGGTGGACCATAGTATTTATAAATCATACTATTTGATCCTCTCGTTCTATTTTAATAGTTTCTTTTATTTCTTCTGGTTTTTCAAAAATAAATAAAGGTATTCTTGCAACTCTTATTGGTTTAAAATATTTTCCATCATCATCTTGACCTGGAAATCTTTTTTGTTTACCAAACAATGCTGTTTTAGTTTCATCTTCATTATCTTTATCAAATATCTCATTAGATATCATGTAAGATGTTTTTTGTGCGTCATACTTCCATTCTTCATTTTTTAATTTGTCAAAAAATTTATCGAATACAAACCACGCAAATTTTTCTTCAACTAAAGGTCTACCACTTTCAAAAGACATATAACTTGTAGCTTGAGATCCATGTATATGTTTTTCTAATAGTGCAATTAATACTTCTATTGGACTTGTACCCTCTGCAGGCTGTATAATTTCTATCTTATCTTTTGGACTACTTAATGTTTTTAATATTGTTTTAAACTGCTCTTGTTTAATTGTAGGCGCCACCACCAATGCTTGTTCGAATAGTACAGTTACAAATTCATTGATCTGAGTTAGTTTGTAAGTATTTTTAAAATGAAGTTGAACGTTTTCATTGTCTTCATCTTTTACGGTTAACCTCCACTCTGGATTAGGTTTATAATTTATTTTTTGTAAGTTACTTAATTCTGGAAAATTAGGTTTACCATCTGATAAAACACCGTAAGGTCTTTTTGTACATAAAGCTTTCATACAGTTTGGTTCTAGCAATGGGTCCGTACATGTAAAACCTTTCTTTTGTTTTTCCCAATTTTTTATTTTTGATTTAATATGATCGTCTGTCCAATGTTCATCGAAAGAAAAATACTTTCTGCCTGCTTGCAATACCATTTTTTGCCAGCTATCCGGATATTTTTTCTTAGCAAAGACCATATAGTTATATAAGAAACGATCTCTACCATCAGTAAAAGTCATAACTTCTTTTGTTAATTTTTGTAAACAAGGTGGACCGTCATTAAATTCTTCTCCTCCACCTTTTAATTCTTTTGAAACTATATCTTCTTTTATATATTTAAATGCTTTAGGATCTACTAAATTTAATTTTACAGTCTGTATAAATTTGTCAAATGACATTGTAGTTCCATCTACATCTAAAGCTTTTCTATCATCTCCGTTGTAAGGTAAATTAATAAAGTTTCCATTTGAAAGAGTTCCATCACTAGATCTTAATTGTGTTTGCTTTGGAAAAATTTCAGTACCTTGAGGTAATTTAAATGCAAATAATAATTCTTCTAAAAAATCTCTAATTTCTTTTGCTTTTACCAATCGAGTAGTGAACACATATAAATGTAATCCACCACTCTTGGATAGGATAGGTATGATTGGCAATTCCTTATCTTGAATTATGTCTAAATAAAATTTTCTATCTATTGGATATTTATCTACGTCAATTGCACCAAACCTTGCCATACCTTCATCAGTGCATGGTTGTATTCCAATTGATTTAACTCCTTTAATATGATCTTGGTAATCTTCATTAGTGACCGGTATCTTAGCCCACTCATGTTTCCACTTTTTCTTTCCTGTTTCCTGATCTATGTATCCGTCTTCTATTTTACAAACACCATAACTTCTTTGAAGTCCTGTAAAATATTCTATGTATTCTTTCATATGTTCCTATCCATTTGATTTTTTTAAAACGTTCCCAGTCTCCCGGGAACGTCTTTGCTTGGCCAGCATCCCTAAAAGGGAAACTATATAATATCTTGAGATTTTTTTTCAGTTACTTTCTCATACTTAGGTTGATTAAACCCAGTAGATACTTGTTTTTGAAAATCCTGACTTACCTTATACAAAGATGCGTCAGCACTATTAGATATATCTAACATCTTAACCAATGAAGGTTTATAGATAGACCAGTTTTTATCTCCAGCACTTTTTTCAACAGTTTTTAATCTAAATATTGCTGAATATGCTGCAGGTTGAAAAGAACCTTTGTCATCTTTTATTCTTAAATTAGAAATAAGATTATTAAGTTCTCTTGCTGGTGTAAGATTAGATGATCTCATAGTAATCACTGCTCTTCTAGGTTCACCATCAAAAAGTGCAAGAACATAAAAGTACATAGTTTTTTCAAGATAGTTACCATTTGGTAATCTATATTTAATGCCTCTCATTTCTTCTTTTGCATCTGCCGGTGGTGTCAAGTGTGTTCCAACAGGTGCTGATGGAGCATCTCCTTTTTCTTGCCACTCTGGATATCTAGTTTGCGTGTGTGCAACTATAATATCTAAACCTTCTTTACCATCTATTAGTTTTCCAAAACTATTAGAATAAATCATTCCAGGTTTTGCACCTTCAACAAACTTAGCATTTCTTGAATTACATTCTGGTGATAGTTGGTGTAAGATTTTCAGAATTGGTGTTGATACATCATCTGATTTTATTTCCTCTGCACCTTTGCCTGAATCGGCTCTAAGGTTTAGAGTAGCTAGTGCACCTGCACTATTTTTATTAACTACTTGGTTTTCCATATTATTTACTCCTATTTTTATTAGTTTATTAGTTTATTTTTTATTAGTAACGCTCGTACTATTTTTTTCATACGAACTAAACAGATCAGAAGGAATCTCAAGATTTTTATCTCTTAAATCCGACATCACTGCAGAGAGTCGAGCGTGGTGAACCTTCTCGTCTTGAGTTGGTTCATAGCCACGCTCCCTCGCAAGGCTAGCGTACTCGACAGCCTTGTTATCTTCGCCTTGACCAAATGATACTGAGATATTATTATCTACAATATCACCTAAGCCATTGTCTCGAAGCCATTTTATTGCTTCAGCTTTTTTATCAGCTTTTATTGAAGCAAAAAACCTATTTTTAACTGACAGTTCAGAACCATCTTTTAATTTTAAGGTTTTTAAATTCATCTTGTCCATTAACTGTGGAATAGTTATTCCACTAATATAATCGTACTGTGATTTTAATTCTTTCAACTTTATTTCTGCTGCTAAAACTTGTGCTCCAACAGTTTTTAATTGTTCTATTCCCTCTGATAATAAAGTTGGATCAATTATATCAGTTTGATCTGGTGCATCTGTTCTTAAATTTATATCCATAATATTTCCTTTCATAAAAGGTATATAGGATAGTTATATCCAAATGTCAATACTAGTTTTGAAAAATATTTATCTCGATTGGATAATAAGTTTTTTCTTGTCGGTCCCATTTTAACAATTTAAATTTCCCGTTAGTCATATCAGAAACAAGAGAACATGTCACTCCAATAATTGCAGGATCACCCGATAATAATAAATAATCATCAGTTGTAAAATTTCTTAATTTATCTCTTATTTGAAAAATTAATGGGCCAGGTGAAAAAATCATTTGAGCTTTAGAGGGAAGCATGACCACAATTTCGCCATACTTTTGCGCACCCATAACATTATATTTGGGTTGACCACTTTCTCTGTCGACAGGGATGTCTTGTACTAAGTAAACTTTATTCATTGACTTCTATTC